CTCATCTTCCTCCGGCTCATCTTCCTCCGGCTCAGCCCGCTTGGACTTCCGAGCTGGCTTCTCATCTTCCTCCGGCTCATCTTCCTCCGGCTCATCTTCCTCCGGCTCATCTTCCTCCGGCTCAGCCCGCTTGGACTTCCGAGCTGGCTTCTCATCTTCCTCCGGCTCATCTTCCTCCGGCTCAGCCTGCTTGGACTTCCGAGCTGGCTTCTCGTTGTCATCATCGTCATCAACCTGAGCTTTTGCCTTACGAGACTTAGGTTTTTCTTCATCATCATCATCGTTGTCGTTTCCAACTTCAAAGAACAGCTTTTTGATCTCATTGTACGAAAGAATGTTGAGGCAATCATCAAGTTGCGGAACGGACTTCAACACCTTCTTACTCGGTTCTTCATCCCGAGCAATAAAGTCAATCCGCTCAGCCACGGCGTAGGAAATTTTGTTGAACGACTCCTCCTTGAACCTGACGCTAAGCAAATACCCACCCTCGGCGTCGGCAAACCCAAGGAACTCATCACCTTCTGGGTCGTTCAACTCGCCATCCAATTTGGACTGGAAAGCATACTTGGAAATTTCCAGCAGGTGAAGCCCCTTTTCCTTTTGCCCGGAAATGATTTCGACGGCATAGATCACCCGGTCCTGCGGACGCAACTTCTTCAGCGTGTCCTTATCCGTCTCTCCTTCAGAGTACAACTTGGCTTGATACTCACAAATCGGGCACTTCTTCCCAATGGATCGAGGGCACACCACTGAGTTGTTTTCCACCCCGACGTTCCGATGGAGCAGGAATGGCCGTTTGTACCAGAACTCACCAGCCTCCACCCCATCAGGGTGATGGTCACTTGTCACCGTGTAAGGCAGAATGTTGAACTTCATCCGTCCATCGGATTCAACCTTAACAAACGACACTCCTTCCGGTGCGGTGATGTACCGCACCCCCTTGCTCGCCGACTCCCGGGCATTCTTCCTTACCCGGTCACGCAATGATCCACTATTTGCCATTCATTCCCTCCTTTTGTTTTTGTTGATGTTTGTGAACTTCATTAGCGAAGGCCAAATCTAAAGCCATTTTGCTTTTAACAATTTGTAACCTTGCCAAACCAATTCCGTAAGTAAAAGTGTAAGCCACTGATGTCACCAGCATACACAATAACGGGATGATTATAATTGGTATTGCCAATACAATTACAATCATCTCCCGCCAGTAGTCGAACATTATTTGTTCCTTCTCATGGCGGATTTCACCTTCTCGTTACTCATATTGGTTTCCATTCTTTTACGGGCCTCCGCGCTGATATCACGCGGGACTTTAGGACCGGCAAAATACTGCTGACCGTGCAACTGCACCAGTAGTTCAAGCATCTTCTTCCTGGCGTCCAACGCCCGCTGAGCGGCAGAAACAAGATCGGCCTCCATTTTTAGATTGAGGAACTTACGCCGCGCTTCTTGGCAATCAGCATCTAACGTGATGGCACCCTTAATTGCCGCCTCTGTAATCTTGCTGATCCCAAACTTCTCCGGGTCTTTTCTGATTTCAGCATCGGTCTCGGCCTCAATAATGTCAAGTCCCTCTTTGGCTGAATCCAACGCCCCCCGAACTTTGGCAGCTTCCTCAGCGTAGAACATCATCAACCTCGGTTGGTTGAGGCATTCCACGTCAAGGGCCATCTCGTCAATCATCATGTCCTTTTCATAATCCAATCTACCCATTATCCCCCTCCTTTCCTTTCTATATATATTATAACAAAATAGCATGATTTTCTTCATAAAAATCATGAATTTAACGCAAAAAAACATGCGCAGGTCAGACCGGCTTTTCCACTATTAAAGAACGGTTCACGAAAGGCGTCCATGATGAGGTACATCTGGTTGATATTCTTAGGGTTTTTCAGGGCCACAGCGTTGCAATATCCTAATACGGATCGCCGGACAGTTTCAGGGTCGTCCGTTATACCTGATAGAATCTTACTGATTTCCGGCCATTTTGCTTTGTTTACCAACGCCCGGCAGAGTTCAATAACCTGCGCCCTCGACTCTGCCTGTTGGTGGATCACTTCCTCCATGTCTGCTTCATCCAAACCGATTACTTTGTCAAGGATAGATAAGCACAACCCTGGTTTGCATTCTGCCTCCTCAACAATCTGCTCGATAATTTTGATTGGGACTTTTGCGCCTTCTTCTTTTACGACGGACTTAAGAAAATTCATTGCTTCCGTTTCCAATAGGGGCTTAACCTCATGGTGACTGCACCGCCTCTTTACGGCGGCTTTGACTGCCTGAGGGTCGGTGGTGCAGAGCATAAAGAACACATGGTCTGGCGGCTCCTCTAATATTTTAAGTAATCCGTCCTGAGCATTAGCTGACAATCGGTGACACTCATCCAGTATCCAGCCTTTAACATCGCCGTCAGTTGGTCTGAACCCCATCCTGGTTTTTATTTCCCTCACGTTGTCAACTCCGGTGTATTGAGCAGCGTCTACCTCGTCAACGTCTTGATCCGAACAGCCAACACTCCACAATACAATCCGAGCCAACGTGGTTTTGCCACAGCCGGGAGGACCGGAGAATAGAAAACTGTGAGGCCATTTGGACGGCTTACGATCAAAAATGGATTTGAGTGATTTTACAACTGATTCATTGCCCACAATCTCGTCGAGTATTCCCGGCCGGTATCTTATTATCAAACTCATTGCCAATCCTCCTTGATTACCTTTTAATGTAATCAGGCTGAAAATCAGGACACACGTCCCCCAATAAATTAGATATAGCTAAGGTAAGTCCATTATCTATATCATTCACAGACAAAGAAAGCTCCTCTACCTCCGGTAAATCATTAAACAGGGCTTCATCACTCCCTATTCGACTTCTGAAGTAGTCAGTTACGTCACGAAAGATAGAGCAATTTGTAATATTATTGCAAAATAAGCAATGTCCATGATTGTCATTATGCTCGGTTTGTAATCTCTTGACCTCAAGTTGTAATAGTTTAATTGTCCTGGTGTGCCTGACAAGCATAGTAACAAATCTGTCCAGTTTCCACTCGTGGACCCATCCGAAGTGAAGCATTAACCTTGTGATTAATTTGTTCATTCATCCTCCTTGTACTTGTCTAATTTCACCCACGGATCATCAACTCCTGCCAATTCAATTTCAATGTCAATGGGGACGATGATCCAACTCCAGTTTGCTGGCATTAGTTTGCATGTTACCTTCCTCACAATTCTGACAATATGCTCCAGTTCACTCGGTTCCACATCCAGAATCATATCATCGTGAATTTGCCCAACCAATCTGGAATCCCACTCCTGACGCTTGGAGATTGCAAATATCTTGTTGAACGACCATAACAGGCAATGAAATGCGGACCCTTGGACCGGGTAATTGATTACTTCGTTACGATTCATTACGCCGCTACACCGGAATCCGGTAAGCAAATCAATATACCCGTTCTTTTGGTACTTAGCATAAAATTCTTCTTTCCACTCCTGGTACACCTGAAATCTCTTCCCCCAAAAGTGAGCTTCAACGTCCCGGACGTGATCGGTAAAATTATTGTAGTTCACAATCTTGCCATCATTGTTTAATTTAACCAGCTTCTTGTCCGATAACTGATCTAAAATCTTGGACCCATCGGAGAGGTCCGGGCAGGTTCGAGCATACTCAATCAGAATCTTAGCGTTGTTACCATAATAGTCGCCGTAAAACTGTGGGAACACAAACCCATTCTTGGCGCCTTGGCGGAGGTGTTTGTCGCCGCTACAGGATTTGTCAAACGCCTTCAAATCAAATAACTGAATTGCCATATCACGGTGCATATCGGTGGTTGGGTCGTTGATATATGACAGCATGGTTGGGTCTTGATGGTAACAAGCGGCAATTCGGACCTCAATCCCTGAAAAGTCAGCGGACATAAATTGGTGCCCTTCTCGCGGGAAGATGACACTCCGCACCAGGTTCCTCGACTGTGCGTCACGCTTGGGGATGTTGTGAAAATTAGGGTGATCGGATGATGAGCGGAAGGTTGTGACCAGATGAAGATTAAAGTTTGGATGAATCCACCCATTCACTTGTTCTCTCGCCAGAGATTTCAAATAAGTGTCTCTAACTTTACTTAGCTTACTAACTGCAATTAGATGCTTAACATCGTTATCCGGCAGAGCGGCCAGCGTTTCGTAATCTACTGCTGGCGCTCCAGTCTCTGTTGTCTTTACCGCATCGTAATGAAGTTTGTCAAACAGGATTGATCGCAACTGATGGTCAGAGTTGGCATTGCTTTTGTCACCGTAAATTTTGCGCCAGAGTTTGCCCAGAGGGCTGGCCCACAAAAGATTGGACCGTTCGTCAATCCTGACGGTAAGCTCAGCAATTTTTGTGGTAATGACGCCTTCATCAACCCGCATTCCATTGTGGCTTGCCTCGGCCAAGGCAATACTCCCCTCATGGAATAACCTGTAGGCTTCTCGATTAATCGGTGTAACGTTAATCATCGAACCGCACCATTGGCATGTGTTGAATCAATGTATTAAAAACTTGGAGTGGTAATTGTAACCCGCAACATCTACAGCAGTAACCGCCTCCACTCCACGGCGTCCTCTCGTGTCCAAGACTCATTGTTGGGAGTATTTGATTCAATGGAATCTTCTCGTTTTGTAAGGCGCAGTATGGGCAGAACTGCGGTGGGAGTTTATGTGAGTTGGTCATTTCTGTCCTCCTGACGAGGACTCAGGCCGAAATTTCATACATTGCCCGGGTTGAAAAGCATAATATTCATCGTCTGCTAAATCAGGAGTCACACAGATAACCGAACTCCATATTATTTCTTGATTGTCTAACTCCCTCAGAGATTTGCACGCATTCAACTCAATTTTCTGAAGTTCTATTATAAGTTGACTTGTTTTAAGATCATCCTCCAATCTGGATAAATCATTAACGGTATTAGTAATTATGATTGCTGTAGCAAATAAAGAAATGACTATTATTAAAATGATAATTATAATCCGTTTCATCACTGAACCCTCCTAGTCCGCTCCGGCCCGCGAGGCACACCCATCGGGTCTTGATAGTAATTCTCAAACGGCACCGGACGTAAACCCGGACGCCACTTCACTTGCTCTGGATGGTCCTGTTCCAGGATAGGGATATCAACCGGTGGTTTGTTTCGTTTCAGTTCCACATTAATTCCCTCCCTCGTGCATCCTTTCCCGTTCCGGCGGGTCCAACCTTGCCATTTGTTCATCTGCCAGCCTGTACTCCAGCAAGGAATCCATCCCGCAGTAACGCAGCAACCGATCCATCCCGTGTGGTTCTTTATCAATCAAATCCATAATCTGATTAAAACTGTTGGCGCTCTTGCCTTTCGGTTTCAGAAAAGGAGTGATGTCCGAACTGTAATCCACTATTCCAAAATTAACGTATGCCTGAAACTTTAAGCCGGTTACTTTCTTTCGGTTGTCCAAGATATGGGCAGCAACCATGCTGTCCCACAACCACGGATTAACTTTCGCGCCGAGTATCACTCGGCTCCAAGTGTCCTCAAATTGAAGATTGTGCGCCATCTTCCAGATAGAAGGATGTTCAAGTAACTCCACAATCATTTTGTGGTTCTTACTTCCCTTCGGTGGAAGTTGGAATGTGAACACTTTATTACAACTATGAGCAATTGACATGCAAATGATTTGATGCCCATTAACATACGGTTTCAGTCCAGTTGTCTCAAAATCAAACGCCAACTTCTCCGGCGGGTTCCGAAGCAGACGACCCAGCCTTTCGGTTAAATCGTCTTCATCAGTTACAATTTTGAGGCATGACCGCTCGTCTTTATAGGAAGGGAGTGGTTTAGTTAAGCAAGATAAAGCGCGTCCTAAATCCTGAAGATGAATTGTTGTGACTTGCGGCATATCGGCTTTAGACCGCTCGACGTAAGATGGGTGAAATATTGGGCAAAGCCAAGCCCCGTACTCCCGATCCGGTATGGTCCACCCCCTCCACTGCATCAATTTAGTTGCCTCCTGCCACCGTGGACCAATAAGTGATTCAACCGCCGACGCCCCCGCTGCCACAATTACTTTCGGTTGAACGTCCTTAATAACTTTGAGCACCCTGCTTCGGCAGCAGGCAATCTCAATTGGGTCCGGCGTTCTGTTGTCCGGCGGACGGCAATTAACAGCGTTGATGCACACAGCGTCATTGAAGAGATTGAAATCAAAATTGTAAAGCAATGTTTTCCGCAGGGCCTTCCCGACCCTGCCCTGCCATTGTTTCCCAACCTCATCCTCCATCTCACCTGGGGCCTCGCCAACCCATACTACCCCCCGTTCCCCCTTTCCATGAGCTTCCATGCCTGGGGAATTGCAGTTCTGGTCTAAACCGCAGTCAGCGCAGGACAGTCCACCGCCCTTCTTGCCACCTTTTTTTGACTTGGCAGGGATATTCCCCTCAAAGACTTCTGACCAATCAGTCATGGCCAAGTTGCCTCTATGGTTTGAACCTTAAATACCTCTTCATCAATAGTCCGCATGATCTGACTCAGTAATTCTTTTACTTGGTTAATCTCATTTTTCATCTCGATCACGCTAAGATCATTGTGGATCTGCCTTCGTCTTTCATCACAGAACTGAAGCAAATCATTCACCAGACGACAGATTTCCCCGCCCTTCAGAGATTCAGGTATTTCTAATTCAAAAAGATGGTCTGTACTAGCAGAGAATATCATCCGATGGGTAAAATCAAATGGCATTTGACTGTCCCGATAACTCAAGTGCTGCGCAAATAAACACAGCGGGTAAAGAAACCCTTTGCCAAACTCACTTTCAGTTGCTTTTGTTTCCGTAGTTTCCATTGATCCATCCTTATTTTAGATTCATTTGTTCGGTTCTCCAAACGAGACGAGCATCCACCAGCTTTTTCCTTGAGTGACAACCAAAGGCACCCCACTCGCCCCAAGATACACCTTAACCTCATCTTTGGCCGCGAGCGCCGCCTTGAGTACAAGTTCGAGATGGTCCCCGTAAAACTCACCAATGTTGTCACCTTCCCACCCGCCGTCCAGTTCAGCAATCCTCGGGACGGTGAACTGCCGTTCCCTGGTAGATGAACTTCCCATGTGAGCATACCCGCCCCTGGTCCACAACGAGATTGTTTTGACCACCAAGAGTCCACGGTACTCACACAATTTCTCCAGTACCGACCCAGTACATGTAAACGATGCAACATCTGAATTGGCAATCATCTTGTCAATGTTTATTTTTGTCCTTGGGACAGAGTGAACTTGATCCGGTTCAATTGTCAGGAGCTTTACCTTCTCCTTGTTAGGGAGAAGGAGATTAAGGTACCGGTCTTGGATGGTATACTCAATCTGCCCCCCGCGACTGAACAGCTTCAAAATTGTTCCGAGATTGGACAACCCAATTTTTAGGTCATCGGCCTCAATCTCATCCTCGGCGTAAATGTAGACCGCCCTGGCGTCATCCAGGGCGCACACAATTGCCGTGCCTTTCTCAATCTCTAGTAAACACTCGTTTACCAGCCCGCCTAAATAGACCTTAGCCAAGAGATTTGCTAGAGCTTTCCCATCAAGTTTGCCTGTACTCATTGCGCAGTCCTCTCAGCAGAGCAGACAGTGCATCTCCAGACAATCGGGCCGTTTTTGCCCTTCAAAGTTTCGTTATGGACCCTATTGCCTTTACCGTATGTTAAATCTTGAAAATCATGGTGGCAATTACACTTTAGTATCTTTGTCCCGTTTGCCATTAGATTCCCTCCTTATTAAGAAATAAGTACCGCATCGGCAAGAACCTTCATTTTTAGGGACGTGAACCAGTACTCAGGATGGTCCCCCACGTCCGTAAACATTCCCCATTCAATGTTTGTTGCGGCTGTCGATTCACCGTCACCATTAAAAATTAAGACATCAGCATCCTCTGGTAACTTCTCCAGCCGCCGTCTAAGCTCCTTGACTGTCATCTTACTTCCCTAATTTGTACATTCCGCTGACAACGGTGTACTTGACGCCTTCACGCTTCAAGTAGGCAACACGGGTGCGGAGGTAGTGGTGAGCTTTTTCCTCGGTGTCATACTTGCTCTTGAACTTCTTTGACAGCACCTTGAAAACCTCAGCTTTGGTTGTTCCCTTTACCAAAAGCAGATCAATCTCGTAGGCGGCGGTCCCTTCCTTTGATCCCTGCGGACTCCTTACTCTATCGCCATTGGTTTTCTTGACTTTTGATTTGGGCTTGGACGCGGGTTTGGCCTTCGGCGATTCCTTGGCAGCAGTTTTCTGCTCTTTCTTGGCCTGCTTCTTTCCAGCGATTCGCTGTTCGATCTTGTCCACCTTTTTCGATTTCTCCTTGGGGGAGGTTGGTTGCTTCGTCTTTTGCTTTGTCACTGGTTTCTCCTTCTTCGACTCCGGTTTAGGTTTCGGTTTGCCGATGCTCTTCAAGATATGGTTCCCCTCGGCCCCGCGCAGGGCGTTTACAACAACACGGGATTCATCGGACAAGAGTTTTAACTCCTTGGGTTCCAGCAGCTTTGACGCTTTGGTGGTCCAGACTGCCAGTTCATCATCATCAGCATCCTTTCCCACCCGAACGTTCGGGTCCAAAATCTTTTCCAATTCTCCCACCGCTGCCATCATCACCTTTCGACTAAATTCCATTTTTTCATCCTCCTTTTTGACTATCGTAAATTTACAGCTTTACTCCTTTTCCTGCACATATTATAACAAAATAGCACGATTTTCTTCACAAAAAATTTCAACTATTTTCCCGGTGCAAGATAACTTCCTGATATGTCTGCGCTTCCCTCCTCTTCGCCATCCGTTCCGTGAATCGAAACGGTTCAAACGGAAGCCATGTCGCCCCGCGCATTTCACACACAATTACTTGTCCCATCCTGGACCGGCACCAGTCCGCCAACTCCTCATAGTCGAGGAGGTGCGACCCGTGAATATAATTACGTCCGGCCTTACCAAAATAGGGCGGGTCTATAAACCAGGTTGCTTTCTTGTTCTTGATCCGTCGGTAATCCCACTGCTTGATCTTCCAATGCTTAATCATTTTTACCACCAATTCGACGTTCCGAATCTGATACGGCCAATCGAACGCGCCAAACTTAGTGACGGTGTTCCGCGCTTGACTGGATGAACTGGCGCTCCCCCGTGACACCACCGCTAAAAGCCAGATACCCATCTCCGGCGGAGCGCCGCGAGGCGTCAAGTCTGTAACCTTCTGCCCGGTAAACGGCCTCACCGGCAGTTTCCTGATCCAATCCAGGGCGTCTTCCCGCTGAAGGAATTTCCAAGCTCCGATAATAACGTCGTTCAAATCGTAAATTTCCACTTGATGACGCCAATAATGTAAAGCATAGTTGGCCCCGCCGGCAAAAGGTTCGATGATGGTTTCATGCCTTGGAGCCGGGTAATGCTTCACCAGCTTGGCCTTGGACCCGAACACTGAAAAGGCGGTAGTCATTCCTTTACCTTTCTCACATCGTCCAGTCTAATTGTAATTGCCTTCTCGCCGGGCTTGTAGGTTGGGGAGCTACCATCCTCTACGTAATCCAACAACGGGGTCACAATTGATTTTACCAAAACACTGCCGCAGTCAAACTTAAAAACATCACATGGTTTTGAAAGACCCGACTTATAAACACTAAGTTCAGCCGTCCACCGGCCTGGAGTTTTTTCTTCTTCCTGCTTCTTTTTAGCTGTGTTGATGTAAGTAAACACATCTTTAATGTACTCACCCAGGGACGACTCAAACCCTTTTACTTTCGAGTCAGCGGCTATTTCCAACCGTTGCGGAATTTGTTCCCAATCACCACACCAATCATCCCCGCTCACTGAAGGATAAATTGGTTTTGTGGCTCCCGCCGCCGTCCGTCGGGTTGGCGTATGCCTCCGGCACTCTCCCATCACAACTGTACGTGACACGCCTGATAAAGTTACACTGAAGTCACATCCAAACTTACAATTTAAGCACCTTTCTTTTTCCGTCATATCCATTTCTTTGCCTCCTTTCAATAGCTCCCTAAAAATGGTCTGCCCATTTCTAACCGCTGAAGTATGTGAACGCATGATCCTTCCTCAAAATAATCCTCCCGCACCACCAGCCGGTTGAGCCGGAGGATGCCCTTCCGCTTTTCATCGTCATCCTGCTGAATCCCTAGCATCGCCGTGACGTGCGCGTACTTCCGCTTGTCCTCGCTGAAGTGTGACCGCTTCAAACTTTTCTGGTCGTAAGATTTGGCGCTGGCTTGGGTTGCCGTAAGCACCAGGCACTTCCTTTTCTGGCTGAGCGACCGCAGCCGCTTCCAGAGCGTGTTCTGCTTGTCCCGTTCGTCCCGGCCATCCATCCTCATAATGTCGGCGTAATCAATTACTACCACGTCGGGAATCCAATCCTCGCGCCTTGTCAGCACGTCCAACTCTGCCTCAACGTCCTCAATTCTCAAGGTGTCATTGGGGTAGCAGTATAACTTAAACCGTCGGCGCGTCAACCTTCCCAATTTAATCATAGCATCATGCGCCTCTTTCCAGGTGATCGGTTCTACTTCATCCTGATACCGAAGCCATAACGCTCCGTAGAAAGGCAAACCCTTCTTAACGCAGACGGAGCAAACGTCGTGGTTTGGATACTCGCGGGCGGCAAACTTCAGGTCGCTAAACGATTTTGTTGCCAATATATTAGCGGTCTCACCCGCAAACGGCGCAGCATCATCACCGCGGCAAAAGTCCAAGTCACATGCGCCTATTTGATTTCGAGCGCAGTCCATCACCGGCACCCACATCGGCTTGCAAAATTTATCCAGGTCCGATCTTTTACATTGATGGATGCCAATCCTCCGCAGCAGTTGGTTCTCCGACATGTCACCGGCCTCAAAAAACGCGACGTTACTGCCTGACCTCAACGCCCTGATTCCCATGTCAAGCATCAAAAACGTCTTGCCAACCTTCTCCGGTCCCATGATCCCAACCAATGCCTCTCTGGTCAGCTCGTCGTTTACAAACCGCCCCATTGCTCCAGGGTATTGGATTAACGACTCGCGGGAATCATTGAACGCCTGCCTGATCGTCACCTCATCCGGGTCCGTCACCGTAATCGCGCCGGACGAGTTGCGAGCGAGCAGAGAGTGGGTTGACAATCTTTTCTCGGCTTCGAGCACTTCCCCCGCCCTGGACAAATCCTGCAAATCCTCGCCCAGGATCGCAAGGTCGCGCTGCCTGAAGTATTTCTCGGACTCGGCCAGGATAAATTCCATGTTAAACTGCTTTGGATTGTAATCGCCGGACAAACTTTCAATTAAAAGTTCAAGCATGGTAATAGTTTGACTTGGCAACCCATCCTGTTTCTTGCTGGCGAGAACGTCCTTGATGTGTTTACCTGGAGCGTCGTTGTACTTGGAGTGGTAATCTAAGCACCACTGGGCGATGGTCCGGCCCTCGTCGGATTGTAGAAACTCCGGCCTGAAAATGCCTATAATTTCGTCAAGGTAATTTTTAGACACAATCATGCCAGTTACAATTCGGCGTTCAATTTGATCCAAGCTCGGTTCAATTTTCATAATTTACCCACTTTAGGCACGCAAGGAGAAGCCCCAGGAACGACGTTTTTTAGCCGGGGGGTATCAGGATATGGATTTGACGTGAAACGTCGTTCCTGGGGCCTCTCCGTTCGTCTGGCGGGGTCTGACAGAGCGCAATTCAACCCCACTCCAGCCAAAACTAACCAAATTTTACGAAATTTTGTCAAAATTAACCCCCGAAAAGCCCTCCTCGATGGAGGTTAGATACTTAGCAAACATTTTGGAGCCGGGATTAAACGCCGATGGCCGAACGTACTTTGAATCTTGCTGGTCCAGCCAGTAAACGTAACCCCGAACAAAACTAGGCAACGTGCTAGTCCAACCGTTGTGGTAGTAAATGTCAAATGGGTCATGGTGGATGACCTCGTGATAATCCGGGTCGAGCCTTGCCTCTAACCAAGCCGTTACTTGCTGGACCCACTGCTGTAACGATGGGAGGTGCGGCTCTATTTCAGCCGGGTCCAAGTTCAGCTTTTCTCCGGCTTCGATTGCAACCTTCCCTGGTTTAACCGGAACAGAACGGCCTGAATCCAAATTGGACCTGGACATGGCATCCTCCAGGGCGGCGAACTTGTCACAAAATTGGGTAGCTGTGTTAATTTTAGGAACGAACTTTTCATCGGCATGGTCGGCGTACCAAGTCAGAGCTTGATTAATTCTGGCTTTGGATAGTTCGGATTCAAAACTAAAGTTTGCTAGAATCCCGGCCCATTTTATTACGGTCTTGGGAGGTATTGCCATGTTCCTGGTGAATTTTACTATGCTAGCTAACTTGGATGATTCATCTTCAAAGTCGGCTTTAATTTGTTTAATTGGAATGGATGATGTTTCATCGGGTAAAAGATTGGCATGATAATTTTTTGGAATTGGGTCGGTTAATTTGTTGGCTCCTCGCGCGCGAGCGCGTGTGCGCCCGTGCGCAGGCGCGTTTTGATTTTTTAATCTATTACTCTCTATTAGATGGGGCGACAGATTGTCACCCCCCCTGGTGACAGATTGTCGCCCCCCCTGCGACAGATTGTCACCCCCATCTGATTTGGTGTTTGCTACTTGTTTTGCATCAATATATTCAGATATTTTGACAAAGTTTAGTTTGAAGCAAAGATATGGGATGTCTTCAGTTAGTTTTGTCTCAATTATTCCATGCTTACGGAAAAAAGTAAGGTATCGTTGTTGTGTTCTGATGTTAAGGCCGGTTTCATAGATCATGGATTTTGTGCTACGCCAAAAAAATCCATCGTCCATTAGTTTTTCTTCTCGTTCGAGATAAAAATACCAAACAACAAGATTTTGAAGTAAGACGGCCTGTCCAGGAGTAAATGTGTGCCTGAAGCTCCAGCATAGAGTCAATCCTCCAATGCCAGCAAGTTCGGCTATTCTTTGTTTATCATTCGTTGGTTTAGATAAAATCTGATTGGCCATTAACTATACCTCCTTTCTAGGTTTAGTTTGGCAAGAAGGTCTGGTGAGTTGAGAAAGGCAACTCACCAGACCATGACCCCTGGCCGGAGGCTCCTGCCGTATTTTAGTACTAAATAATATAACATGGATTTACCTCTCTGTCAACTGATGATAATAGCAATTTAATTTATCTATTATTTATTCTCCTTTCAAAGTTACAAGATAGTTTGTCTCATGATCGTCTTGGAATCGCCACCTTTGAGAATGGCAGATTTCCCGGATGGACTTCCGCACCGATTCCAATGCTTTCAATTCACCCTTTTTTGTGTGCCATTCAACGGTGCCTGCAATAGTTTCTCGTTGCTGATGTATTTCCCTGATTCTTTTTTTGATGTCGTTCTTTAGTTGGATTATGTCCTTTCGACAAGCAAACCATTTATAGACCCCCCGTGCCATTAAAATATTAGCAGTAATTTCTGGTGGCACTCCATAATATTCCAAGTCACGAATAATTAACTTGGTGTGGTTTTGCTTGTAGTTCCAAATGTTGGATGGCCTTACTTCCTGTGGGTTTAATTCATTGCTCATTTTTAGTCCTCTAGTTCCTCGCCCAGGCCGGCCTCAATCCAAGCCCGCTGGTCGGCGTTGCGGGCCCAGATGGCGGCGGCGTGAGCATAGACGGCGGCGGTGAAGGTGAAGGCAGCAGCGGCGGCGTGAGCATAGACGGCGGCGCGGGTGTCAGCGGTGGCGAAAGCGCAACACCACGCATACCGGATCATTTTATCTTTGTCCCAGGCCAACCGTCGGACAAACCTTATGCCCCGACAACATATTTTGTTACCGCAGTTTATAGTCTCATCCGATATCTCGACCTCCCATAATTCCGTGCCTATCCAATAATGCACCTGGTCGGCCCGGCACACGTGGAAGCCGTTCTCGCAGGCGGAGAGCGGGCCTTCGACGTATTGCCATTTGCCGGAAAGGTCATAGGCCCCCATCCCATAAATCGGCAATCCATCCGCAATCCATTTGTAGTATTTCATTTATTTTCCTCCTGTGGTTTTTTGAAAACGCAGTAGCCACAAAGATAATGCCCGTTGGTTTCGCAGTCTTGCCTTATGTTTAGCCGAATCTCGTTGGGAAAATATTTCGCCGCAGAGGAAAAATCCGGGCATGGGGCGTCTTGCAAATTAATCCCAAGGCTTATTAGTTTATGACCAAGATTGTAGCATTCTATTTGATTAGGCGTAAAAACCATTTCGGCTTGAACGTGGTTGTTACCGACGGCGATTTTGACTTGCCCGTTATAGATATATAGCCTCAAATAGTCGCTTCCGTGGTCTAGTTTTATTTCACCTTGCATCTTCTTCCCCTCCCCCCGGCCCCGCCGGTTAGCCCCCTTGCCCCTCGCAGTGTCCAAATCGGAGCTTGCCGATAATTTTTCTGCAATCATCACATAGTATATGTTGCGGGAGCAAAACATTAAACGATTGCCCGAATGCCAGATCAAATTCCGTTACGGGTGCTCCGCACAGCGTAGTAACATTTCGTTCGCCCCTGTCCCGATAGAACTGATTCCCCCTACGTGATCGCAGTTGATGCCGGATATGAATAATCATCGTCCTCCCTCCCCCGGCCCCGCCGGTTAGAATCCCCGCCTAAACGATTCCCACTCCTCCCGCTCGTCCGCCTCAATCCTGCGCCGCGTTTCGGCTGGCAGCGCGGCCTACTGGTTTTCCATCTTCCCGCCCTCCCTGTTTAGTTTGAAATCCACGATTTGCCCTTTTTTCATTTTGTCTCCTCCCTGACGATTCGGGTCAGGCTCCCGCCCTCCCTGACCAAGATGGACCCGGTTTCGGCGGCGGCGGGCATGGTCAGGCTCCCGCCCTCCCAGACCACGATGGACCCGGTTTCGGCGGCGGCGGGCAGGATTAGGCTCCCGCCCGCCCGGACCTCGATGTACCCGGTTTTGACGGCGGCGGGCATGGTCAGGCTCCCGCCCTCCCAGACCTCGATGGACCCGGTTTCGGCGGCGGCGGGCAGGGTCAGGCTCCCGCCCTCCCAGACCTCGATGTACCCGGTTTTGATGGCGGCGGGCAGGGTCAGGCTCCCGCCCTCCCAGACCTTGATGTCCCCGGTTTTGACGGCGGCGGGCAGGGTCAGGCTCCCGCCCGCCAGGACCAAGATGGACCCGGTTTTGACGGCGGCGGGCGGCTCGGTCAGGATTTCGACGACTCTAACCCGGCGGAAACACTCAACACCGTCAGGGGCGGAGGTGCCGGTTGGGGACTCAACCTCCAATTTGACACACCTCCACCCGGCGGGAACGCCGCCGCAGAATAGTCCCTCCCCGGTGAGCGAGCAGTACGCCCCATACCCTCCAACCTCGACCCACGGTCCAGGCAGCCTGGCAGCAGGGTGCGGCAGGTAGCACACCCGGTCATCTTCCCTAATGCTGGTAAACTCACTCTTTAATAATTTATATGCTACGGTCATCTTCTTTTCCTTTCCTTGTCTGGGTTAGTCTGTTAGCATCCGTTTTCCATTTTTCGTTCGAGCCCGATTATCTCACCATTTTATGAGGACACGGCTTGCCTAATCCCGGCCCAAGCCCTTCTGATCCGATGGTCCTTCCATCCCAAATCTCTCATGTGCTGCCGAATTGCCTTCCTGAATTTTGGCAAGTCTGATTCCATCCCGTCAAACTCCAAGTGATTCAGGGTTTCATTTGCTAATTGGATGGCGTCGGGGTCAAGTGACATAAGCACCTCAATCCAATTCAAATACTCGTCCGGCGTTTGAACGTGCCCACAGAAGTAAGTAAAGTCACTGGCGGAGATTGGATCCTCAATGTGCCGACGAAGTTCCTCGGTAATGAAGTCCCTGGCAAGAGCGCAGAATAGTGTGCTAAACTTGCCCAAGTCCTCATCATACAGTTGGGTTGCCCGAGTGTACGCCTCAGTCATCACTGCGAAGCATTCATTATAGGACAAACTGGTGTTTTTTTCATACTGATGTGCTACCTTCTGTAAAAGTTTTTCGTACTGCTTATATTCCATCACCAGCCCCTTCCCACGGATCGCATCCGTGAATTGCCTGATGAACATCAGCAGGGTTGGGTCGGTTGAATGAATTGATCTCTGCCTCAATGTACTGCTTCATTGTTTCTTTTGAGTTGTAAAAATCAATGAACCCGTTGCAACCGCCAACAACCTCACCATCGGGGGCAGTTATCGTGTAGGCCCACACGTCCCCCTCAAGATAGGCAGAGTATTCCTCAACCTCTGCTTCCAGGACGGCGGTTGCCTTTTCAATGGACCGCTTTCCACAGGTGCCGTATTCTTTTTTGACATCGGCTTTGCTGACCCAAATAAACCCGACCTGTCCGCTGTCCCATCCTTGAGGATCACAATCCCTAAACCCTCTGGTGCTAATAGCAATCCCGGAGTGGTCAATCATGTAGATTGGCAAAATAACGAGGGCGCCTTTGGCCCTTACAAGCCATGTTTTGACTTCACCCCAACTGTTGAAGTTGCCTGAGTTAATCTGCTCATCACCAATTTTGCATCGGCGGTGTGAACAACTCATCGTGCCAAGATGGTCATAATCCTTGCGCGGATCAATTGGCATATCGTCCTGCCAAATACGGACCTGATACCCACTGACGATCATGCCGTCTTTCAATTCCGATATTTTGATTTGTTTCATTGCCTAATCCTCCTATTTAATTGTGTTGTATAGGTTTACCTTACAGGTTTGCCTTGTACAGGTCCGCCTTGTACAGGTCTGCCTCGGACAGGTCTGCCTTGTACAGGTCTGCCTCGGACAGGTCTGCCTTGTACAGGTTTGCCCTGCACAGGTTTGCCTTGCACAGGTCTGCCTCGGACAGGTCTGCCTTGTACAGGTTTGCCTCGGACAGGTCCGCCTTGGACAGGTCCGCCTTGGACAGGTCCGCCCTGTACAGGTCTGCCCTGTACAGGTTTGTCTTGTATAGGTTTGCCCTACCCAAGTTTGCCTTGGACAGGTCCGCCTCGGACAGGTCCGCCTCGGACAGGTCTATTCCTGCCAAGTCTGCCTCGGACAGGTTTACTCCTGCTAAGTAGAACCTCCTGAAGTTCCTCCTGCCTAGTTGGTACATCTTAAGCAGAACAAACGCCCGGAAGTCAATAATAACGTAATTTTTCCTCATGCCTATTCCTCCTCATCTTCTTCGTTATCATTTTCTTTATTACACTGACAGTCCTCGACAAAGCACCCACACTCAGAACATATTGTCTCGAAGCACTCCACACAAAAACTGCTGTTCCCATCCGGGAAGGAATTGCCATCTTCATAGGTGTCATCATAGCTCAGAGTATCACAGATTTCCTTGCCGCAATGGTCACAATGGTTTAGGCAGAACTCACATACCGGGCGGTCTTTGTCAAAGACGTGAGCGGGTTTCTCTTCCGGTAAACTTCGAGAATAACGATGGCTGTGATACCATTTTGCTCCAGGGGCGTTGGGCGGCAGGTAATATTCAAGCTCCCCATCATCGGGACTTTTAATTGCCTGGACGCCGCAACCCTCGCATGTCCATAATACCTCCGGCTCCGGTCGGACCCACTTAGGTGATTTACCATCAATGCTGTCTTGATAGGCATAAAGGCGCTCTATGGGGTCGCCATCCCCATTTTCAACGTCCTCATAAGACTCCGGGTGGAACCGCTCACCCTCGGGAACTGATCCTTCACAACATGGGCACCCGGCCCCCTTTTTGAACAGATCAGCTTCCCAATCGAGCATATCTCCATTGTTGACGCCATAGGCATCCCAAGGTTCACCGCAGACAACGCATTTAATGTCCATAATTTGCCTCCTCAGTCAACATTGCCGCCCATGCCATAACTAGCAATGGCAGTGTTTTCAACGGCCAGGTGCCATACTTTACCAAGCCTGACTACCTTGTGCTCGCTGGTCTGATGCCTGACCATTCCACGAACGTACTGCTGCTTCCCGTCAGGACCAATCATGATTTCGGGAGCGGTGTGATGCCCCGTTCCTCTGTTCCCAGACAAAACGGGGTAGCGTTGGAGTTGCCCATCCACTCTTTTGAGTTGGGGCATTACAATGCTGTGATGCGTTGGTGTGCAACCGTTGGGCAATCCGTCAACCGGCAGGAAGAACCATTCGCCTTGCCTCATGGCGTCTTGGTGATGTTGCTCCTCCCATTTTTTTACGGCATCAGGCTTGAGTGATTTGATTGCCTCATCAAACGTCTTGGCGCGGACTGCAATTTCCGACATGAAAAAAACGCCATTGTACCCGCTGCCTGTCGTATCCCATCCGCAAACAATCGATCTGGATGCCTCTGACTTTTTGCCGTCAATCATTGCATATACACGGATCAAACTGCCGCCGAGGAAATGACGGCTGTAAGTGAACGGCTCCATTTTGCCTGTTTTTCTGTTCATTCTGGTAGTGGTTACTTCACGATAGAAGTCGTTTTGCTTCTCTACCATCTCAATCCAGTCTCGGAACGGATCAATGCTCAATCCGCTCAATCCCGTAAACGGCACAAGCACCTGAACTAAGTGCCTGACCTCTCCTTGGTGCCTTGACGTGGTAACTCCATAGCGATCTCCATTGCCAATCATCAGGCCGCTTGGATTGCGCACAACCAATGGGAAATGACTGCCATAACTGTAAAGCGCCTGCTCATCCGCTTTGATTGTACAGGAACGAATTTTCCTGACCTTGCCTTTCTCCCAGCTACTAACTACTAAGTGCTTGCTCATTTCATGCCTCCTTTTTGATAGGTGATTTCCGAGCACCCATCGGTTTTGACGGTATACGCCCCGTCAGAATGACAAACTAAATTGCTGTTCCTTCCCATGAAAATCATGGCGTGAGCTTTTGCCTTGTACGCCCTGATTTTTGGGTCGGAGCAGTAAACCGTGTCGCCGTGCGGTCCTTGCTCAATTAAATTGAACTCCATTGCCTTAATCCTCCTCGTGATAGTAGCAATCTTCCGGCAGCGAATAGGCCAACATGTTTTCACTGCCTACCGTGCCTAAATCTCCGCATGGTCCGCCTGACTTCATCATGAAGCAGGGAGACGTTTTGTTACATCTGGCAACCCACTTGGACAGCTCAATGGTAACGTACCCACTGCTGGTGTCATAAGTACCGGCATAGCCGTCGTTAGGCAACTTCGGATCAATATCGTATTTGCCTTCATCGTTGATGTACCAATCACCGATCAAATAGGTTGTGCCATCACACATTTCGATATCTGGGCAATCAAGCCGCTCCTCAATTTCCTCCTCGCTCAACCCTTCCAGCTCCAACTCCTCCCGCATGGTAAGCAATGCTTCTTCATACCCGATGTCAATGCTTTCTCCGATCCAAACATCCAGCGTCCAGCTATCAAGCTCATTTTGGTGAGCGACGCCACAGACGATGTGCTGATCGTCCGCTGTAACTTCTCTGATTGTTAGTTTTTTGCTCATAATTTGCCTCCTTTTCTCTGTTTGGTTTTAATTACCTTCATGTTATCAATTGCCCATTGCCTGATTGAAAGCCCCTCTGATCCGGCGTCGTTCCAGCCTCTGCCTTTGCTCCATGCCTCAAACAATTCCGGCGGCAGGGGTGTGCCTAATTCAAAAATATCGTGGGGCACCGTCATTGTTAATCCGTCCTCACCATAAGTGCCGCTCAGAGTAAGTTTGTGCCCTTCAATTTTGCATGATCCCATCATCCAATGCCCAAATTGACTAAGTTTAGTTGCAACAATGATGCCTCTGAAATTGTCTGGTCCAATTGGCAAGTCATCACACGAAAGTAGGCATAAGAACTGCCCTGATGTCGTGCGTTGCTCACCATCTTTGGTGTAGTATGTTTTCACATTGTCAATAAACATTGCTTCCTCCTTTCAGTAGATTGCTATCTTTTTGATTGCAGTTTCAATGTGGCAATCAGACAAGTATTTATAGAGTCTTGCCCTTATTTCATGGTGTTCCGTTGTTGCCCGCCAGAACATATCCCAGGCATACCGCACATGGGACATATTATGCCTCTTGTAAAAATCAATGAGTGCTTCAGGTGGTGTGTTGTTGTTTGGATTATTGGAGAAATTAATCTCTGTTTCCATCAATACCTTTAATTCATCGAAATCTGATTGCTTTATCTTCATTGCCTAATTCTCCTTCTGCTACTTTTTCCTCATACTTAATAACTTCTGCTTCGTTGGTGTCCCCGGTGGTAAAATAATCAGAGGTGTGTGCTAACTCGTGCACCAGAATCGAGTACCACGTTGATAGATGAGCCCTCGCCCTATTTATTATTTGGATATGAGCGAAAGTTAATTCATCCATTTGATTAAAATGGACTTCACAACCGCTGCTCTCAGGATTGCCGAGTTTAAATTCAATTGTCATTAATTTTTTAGGCAGCAGTTTCCCGTCTAGTTTCAGGCGGTTATACGCCTGCTCAACCAATTTTGGCACGTCGTCTCTGCCTGTGCGGTTTATAATCTTCATCTGCCCTGCCTCCATTTTATAGTATCAGTTTTCAAAAAAGGCATCAAGTCAATTTTGGTTACAAACTAGGCAGTTGCCATCGGCAAATAAGATGACATGATTGCCTCCTTTCAGGCGGTTTTTACCCATTCCATTCAGTCCATAAGATTAACCCATCATGGACTGTAGCAATGGTCAAATATCCGCCGCTTCATCTATTGCCTGGCGGGTTTTTTTGCTTACAATATACAACGTCATGATTGCTACCGTCATCGCTGCTCCTTGCCACCAGGATAATTGCTTTTCTTGTTCGCTTGCAAAGGTAATTTGTTTCATTGCTTAGTCCTCATCTTTACAGTGAACGCGCCGGTAGTTTGATTTGCCTGAACGCATGACTCTCCGTAATCTTCATGGCCAATTTCCTTGTTCCACTTAATCATGTTAGTTGCCAAGATTGAGGCGTCAATTCCGCCTGCTGAGATGAAGCCAAGTCTTCGGTGCCAATCATAATTATTGTGGTTACTTAGGGCAAAATCGCGTCCTGCTTCGGTAGGAATAATTTGCCCCGACGTATTGATTTCAACCATGCCTTGCTTAAGGAGTGCATCAAGCGTCTTACCTCGATTGGCCCCCTTTCCCATCGTGCCAATTGAAACAATACAAATTAGCTGTTCTGCCTGTGTCTTTGTCATTTCATCCCCTCCCTCCAATTTATCGTTATTTAATTGTGTTGTATAGGTT